CGTCGATATATGGGCCGTTGTCATCCACTAGCAAGATATCACCGCAAACCTTGCAGAATTCGTGTAGATATATGCTAGCGTCAAAGTTAGGACAACGAGGATTACATGGAGTTCTTCCGCATTCACAACACATTTTTTGTCGCCTCCCTTCGTTATTTGTTATAATTATTATAACTTTTTGACACAAAGGGAAGCAAAATTGTTTTTGCGGGGTTTCAAGGGGTTTTATGCTGTTTTTTCGTATTCGAACTGTTTTAAGCTCTTTTTATTATAGTTTTTTAATTATTCAACAAAAGACCTCCGCAACATACAACGGAGGCCTTTTTTTACAAAATAATATTAAAGGAGACACAACGCAAGAAAAAACTTTATGCAAGGAAATTATACCACAAAACAAAAACCCCCGCAAAAGCAGAGGTAATGTAACATCATTTTTCAACACTTTTATCAGGAGATGTTCTCTATCGAACAAGGGCATTATAACTTATTTTGTCGCGCTTTTCAAGTCTAGATACCGTTTTGTTATTACAAGAATCCGAGCCATGTCATAGGTTAAATCAAGGCCCTTTTCATTACCTTTCAACGCCCCGCTATTTATCAGAGATTGAATTTCTGGCCGCAAAGATTCCGGGATTTCATTAATAGAGTTATAGCGTTTTTCTTCCACCGTCTCCACCTCATTGTCAATATAAATCGTGCCGTAATATGTACATAGCGATTTAGCAATTAAAGCCGCAATTTTGTTTTGATACGCTGCATTATTTAGCCTTTTAAGCTCCGCCGCATTGCTAATAAAACCTGTTTCTATTAAAATCGCTGGCATTGAAGTCTCACGCAAAACGCATAAATCCGGTCTTTCCTTAATTCCTCTATCAAGCGCACCTGTAGAATTAATTAATCGAGTCTGAATACATTCCGCAACCGCGTTATTTACCCCGCTATTCTTATATACGAGCGTCTCAATTCCGCTAGCTACGGAATTTCCAGCGTTTAAATGAATTGAAACGAACAAATCGCACTTGTTTTTATTAGCGATTCTGCAGCGTTCGGTTAATTCAACCGCTTTGTCATTATCACGAGTTAAAACAGTGCTAAATCCTTGTTTTCGTAGCTTCTCATCTAACAATAAAGCGATAGATAAAGCAATATTTTTTTCATAGACATTGCCATTTACCGCCCCAGGATCTCCCCCGCCGTGTCCGGCATCAATACAAATTTTAGGCATTTCCTCTCCCCCTTTTTGCAGATATTATATCATAAAAATAAAATTTGTGTTTTTCATGCAATAACGCATCAATAATTTTTCTGTGGTTCGTTTTGCTCGTTTTTTCTCGTTTTTGCTCATTTTTTCTCATTTGGCACTTTATGTACAAAACATTTACAATATATTTATAACACTTTATAAAGCAACACCAAATCAAAGGGGGTAATTAAAATGTTTCATACAGCTGGTACTATACGAATCAACAAAAGCCACATGATAGAGGAAACAGAAAACGCATTTATAATTTCAATGCCAAACCGAAAAAAATCAGTTTACAAAGACTACACTTTCGCACACAACAAGGAACTTGTAGAAATAAACGGCGACGAACTTATATTACACATTACGCACGATATGGATTTTATCGGTAAAAGATATAATGACACGCTCCAAAGAATCGAAACAACGGATATTGACCTTTCAACGATTTTAAGAGAATTTAAAGCTACATTTGAAGAAAGCGAAAATATAGACATACCCGTATATGTAATATATGCAATCACAGAAGAAATTGCACTCCGTTACCGCCGCAACATCAACGCAACACAAGAAATGTTTCGATTGATAACCGATAAAAATAATAATCACTCTCTACATTTTCCGCTGCATGGCGATTCCTACCCGTGGCGCGTATTCGCCAACAAAGATGAAGCACTTGATTTTTTTGAACAATGTTGCCCCGTCCACGTCGACATGGATTTTGCAGAACTCCACGAATATTTTTTAGCTATAGAAAACAGCAACGAAGACATAGAAAGTGACACAAATTTTATTGATGCCCCATTCGCCATTAATCACCCGGAAAATAAAATTTTCATCTCCGAACTAACAAAATACCTCGAACTGGACAACGAAGCAGACGCATTACGTTTTATCCCATACGAAATAAAAAGATAAACCCTCTCGAATACTCGAAAGGGTTTTTTTGGTGACTTTTATTTTTTACAAGAGGTCGTTTTTACATACATGAAACAACATGGGTAATTATATCACGTCGTGTGTAATAAATTTTACAAACCTTATTGACGCGCTTTTAATTCCTCGACCAACTGATCCAAACTATATAATTTAAGCCCCTTGTCTTTATTCCATTCTTCCCAATCGCCAACAGTTAACATGTGTGTCTCGTCTTTCAAAATCTCACAGATTACAGAAACAGGCTTCAATCCCGCTAATTTGCAAAGGTCAATGCTTCCTTCTGTATGTCCGTATCGTTCAAGTAACCCTCCATCTTTAGCATTTAACCCGAAGCAATGCCCCGGACGGTAAAAATCATCCGCTGTGGCGTTTTCGTCACACACTTTTAAAATTGTTGCTGCTCTTTCCGCCGCCGATATTCCTGTGTGACTGCCTTTTAAATCGAAACTAACAGTAAAATTAGTTAGCCTTTTATCTTCGTTGTGCTCAACCATATAAGGAAAATTTAAACGCTCTGCGTATTCTCTTGACATCGGAGTACAGATTAAGCCAGAACCCAATCTAGCCATTTGATAAATTTTTTCTGCTGTGACAAATTCAGCAGCCATGCAAAAATCAATTTCATTTTCAACTTCTGGCGAATCCGCTAAACCTATCATTTCTCCACTCTTTAAAGCTTCGAGTATTTCTTCCAAGTTGCTAAACATAAAATCATCCTTTCAAAAATTAAATTGTAAATGGTTCTGTTGGAGGGGTGAAATCCGTTGTATAACGGCAAACGTCGGAAATTCTGAATTCGTCAATGTAGCTTGTTCTAAGATAATAAGAGCCGTTCCAATAAAGCGAACCAATAGAAAAATGCGTGTGCTCAAAATTTAGGTTCGAGGTATACGCCCCGCTGTGGGAGAGGGTTTGTTCTTTCATCAATACCCCATCTAAAAATACATAGGCTTTGTCAACGTTTCGAGAAAGGGCTATATGATGCCAAGTATTAGTCGTGAATTGTGTGCAAGGGAAACCCATGCTCCAACGAGAGGCGCAACGTAAGTCAACTTCCTCCCCCGAAGATGTCGTAAGAAAACGCCCGAACCCCCAACCAGTCGGCCAGCCAAACCCTGACAATTGCGACGCTTGGCCAAAAATTATTTCAGAGAGTGCATTAGAAAACGCCGCCGTTTTGTATAGCCAAAATTCAATAGTAAAGATATTTCCGTTCATGCGCGGAAATGCCTTGTCTTGAAAATATAAGTTGCTAGAACCGTTCAAATATAGACTAGACTTGCCAAATTTTTTTATGGAAGTACTTAACGATGGTGTGCCGCGTTCTACAATTGTGTTCATATCTGCATAAATAGAATCATCTTTTGTCGCGCTTTCGTCGAAATGCATTAATAAAAGTGTGTGCGGATCTCCTGTTTTGCCAAGGGTGAAATTATTAATTACGTCCGCGTATGCTCTAAAAGGCGTGGCCTCTGTAATTATGCCGCCTTTATTTTGAATAGCGTTGCCAATTAAATTTTTCGTTTCTAAAGCGTAGCTACTCGGATTTTCTACAGTTTCGCCGTTGAGCAAATCCAAATCACTTTTCAACTTGCTCAATTGCTGATCCACTCGAATTATTTCCGCTTGAAGTTCCGCGTTTTCGCCTTGCATTTCTGCAACCAAAGAATTCAAGCGTTCTTTTTCGGCTTTTAGCTCTGTGTTTTCAGTTTCCAAATTAGCCGTTAAAGCATCTAAGCGCTCTTTTTCTGTGGTTAGCGTTTCGAGTTCTTCTTGTGTTTCTTTTGCTAAGGCCTCCAGCCGCTCTTTTTCGGCTTCCAACTCTGAAATTTCTTGTTGTAGCTTACCGACTTTATCCGCTAAAAAATCATTGTTAATTTCTATTTCGATATTAGCCGTAAGGGGCTTAACTTCAATTTCCATCACCTATCACCTCCAATACCTCAAAATTAGCCTTGAGCATTGGCGTATTGATTTTTCCATCCGCTTTTATCAATCGGATATCATAATAATAATTGCCGAATGTCATTTTTTCGGTGTCTTCTTTGTCCAAAACCAACACGACAAAGCTGTTGCCAACACTAGACAGATTTTTACTAATAAACTCTGTCGTGCTAGACGAATTATATTTAACAGTGAATTCAACCCTTTCTCCCTCCTCTAAAACGTAATCTGTGCCGTCTGCATTTTTAAAATTAAAGCTGATTTCCGCGTAGTCGCCACGGCTTAACTTGATATTTTTTTTATCATCTACAACTAACATTGTGCGCGCCCCCTCATTTCAAGATAACATTTCAAACAAACTGGCGAATAATCGACTGTTCCGTCATCGATTTGAATTTGTGCGCCATTGAAAGCCGCACGATTGGAAACCGTTAGCAAATTCATATTTGCTATACTGCCACATGCACAAATTGCCTTAACTCCGATTTCCTCAACGCGATTAGCCAACGCGAACAAATGACTACTCCCCTCGAATGGCTCGCCCCTAAAGTCGACCTTTAAACCAAAGCAGATAACGGGAATGTTTTTGTCAACGACAATTTGAGCTAGCTTATTGACTTGTCCGCGATTTAAGAAGTGCGCCTCATCAATCAAAATTGCATCAACGTTGCTTAAACACGAAAAATCGAACTTATCATCAATTAAAAAGTCCACTTTTCTAACAAGTGTGTTGTTGTTTAATCGCGATTGTAAAGCGTTGCCGGCTTTGGTATCAATTTGAGGCTTGCCAATCAGGATTTTTTTATTGCGTCGTTCGTAATCGTGAGCGATCATTAAAAGAGTTGTTGTCTTGCCGCTGTTCATTACTCCATATTTAAAAATTAACTTAGCCATGTCCTCACCCCCTTTAACCTTGACATAAAAAAAGATTTTTGATATAAATTTCTTGTGGCGTTTCACAGGAGCGCCGCGCATTTGTAAAACTTTTCATTTGATTTTTTTTGTAAGAAAAGGCGCCCTTTGTCGGATTAGGACGCTTTTTGTTTGACTTTTTATTTTGTTTGTGCTATAATCTTGAAGCATAAAAAAATTCAACCTCTTTTTTCGTTTGTTTTCCGAAACAACCACAAATAAACGAATTAAAGCCGGTTGAGCTTGTTATTTTTCAACCAAAAACCCTAGAATGTTTTTTTGTAAGCAAAAACCCACTTTTCGCGCTGTAAGTGGGTTTTTTATGCTTGATTTTCGTTTTTTCATCGTGATATAATTTTTAAGTCCTAAACGGACGGTTATTTTTTTATGCTTAAAACAAGCTGTCAACTTTTGCGGAGTTGGTGGCTATTTTTTATATCAGTTTGACTTTTAACTTTGCGCCATGTTATAATAATAGACACCGTTAATAGACGGTTACTCGAAAAGTTTGCGACAAAAAAAGATAACCGCTCACCTATCACGGACGGTTATTTTTTGTGCTTGATTTTCGTTTTTTCTATGATATAATTTTAGCAGATACCGTTAATAGACGGTTGCCGGAGTTGAAATAGTTAAGCTAAAAAATAACCACTACCTGACCGGGGCGGTTATTTTTTTATGCTCAAGATAATGAATAGAATCAGCATTAAAAAGCTAATTATAAAGTCTTTATCCATGGCATCACCCTCTTTCACAGAGAGTGCAACCGCCTAACCATTTATTAAATGTCGATATCTGCTTGTGAAATTATACCACATTTCAATTGACTTTTGTTGTGCGCCGTGTTATAATTCGCCAGTCCTCAATGGATATATTGATTGAATACGACCGCCTTGTCTCGGGCGGCCGTTTTTTTTATGCTCTCAAACTAGTTCGGGCGATAATATTGCATTGCCTGTTGAGAATCTGAAAGGCCTTTAGTCGTAGGATCATTTATAACGTTTAACACAGATAAAACTATAGAAGTTACCACGAATGGATTCCGCACCGCTTGAATACACAAATCCCCAAGCGCACGCCACGTTGTAACCTCTTTAAAATTAATACCGTAATAAGTAAAAATCGGCGTTGCAATAGCCAACGTTAATTGCCCCCACCATATCGGATTTCTTAAACGAACACCCCAATTTATCGACATTTTTTATTTCCTCCTCACCATTTTGTAAATATTTGTTGCCGTCGTGTGCATTTTTTCGGCTATTTCTGCAATGCTTTTTCCCTCGTTGAATAGCTTTTTGGCCATTGCCGTTTTTTCTTTGTACGTTAATTTTTTCTCTGTTGCATCGCGGCGCGGCACGTTAGGGATATAGACAAATTTCCCGCCCAAACGCTCGCAAAGCTCATTAAATGCTACCTCGCCGACAATGTCAATTAATGCTTTTTCCATGCCGCACCTCGCTTTTTTTAAAAACAACAAGCTTGCCAAATCCGGCAAGCCCTTTTTATATGCTTAATAACTTAAAAACGTTAATTCCGATTGCAGAGCATAGAACAAGAACCACGACAAAAACAATCGATTTAATAATCAATGATCCGTTTTTTGTCTCGTACCATTTTTCACTTTTAAAAAAACGTTGTTCTAGCTCTCCGATGCGTTTGTCTTGTTTGTCTATTATTTCGGTTAATTTCTCAGTCACTACAGTTTGACGGATTAAAATCTCGTTCATTTTGTCGATTTTCTCATGCATGTAATCAAATTCCACGACAAACACCACCTTGTTAAATTAGCTTTGGTATGCTTCCCAGCCCTGCGGGTATGCATCGGGCGCCCAGACGTTCCCATCAATAAGAGATTTATATAAAACGTCGTTGTAGCTTACTATGTCGCCTGTGTTATAAGCATCGGCAGCCCCTAAAGGTTGCACCCATTCCGGATAACCCCCTTCAGTTATGCCAATGGCTTTATATAACGACGTTGCGCCGCTTGGCAGCCATTCAGCCGCTGAAGTGTGGTCTTGTAAAACTTGATACAGTTGCGGATCGCCAACCGCATTTTCTCCGTATGAAAAAATATCTTTTGTTTTATAGGCTTTACCCACTTCATATTTCGGGAAAACCGTTGGAACCTCGAGCAATTTTTCCAACTGCTCGTCTGCGTCTAACGTTTCAAGAAAGTACTGCAATGCTTTTCTAAGCTCCAAAGCCGCTTGAACTTTGTTCATTTTCTACACCCCCAAAAGGGCATCAATAGCCGCCGTATTTTCTGAAGTTGTGCCGCTTGCTATCGCGTTGACCTGTTCTTCTATTCTGTCCAATTGCGTTGGTTCTGGCTCTGCTGGCTTAACCGTTTCAGGCGTTACAGGCGATTTTACAACAGCTCCGTTCGAATACGTTTCAATTTTATACTCGATGCCATTTTCTTCTATTATTTCCGTGTTAATAATATGTAGCATTTTTCCGACCTCCTTTTATTCGTCTAAAAGATAAATTGCATAAGCATACAATATATTGTTCCCTGTTTCGTGTTTTTTGGCGTCTAACGTTAGTTCGACCTTCAAATTTCTTTCAAATCGTATATAGTCATACATCCAATGCATAAATGCATACGATGAGCCGCCATTCACAGTAACTTCTTTTAGCTCTGGAGACAATTCTTGTTGTGCGCATGGATCTGGCACATACAGGTCGTAGCTAAACGGCACGATGCGATCTATGCCATTGGTGTTTCCTAGCACCGGTGCCATGTTTAGGCTGAACACTCCGGCATCAGTCGAAGCACCATAAGTGGAAGTTCCGCTATGCGTTATTTTTATATGAAAAATCACATTATCGTCAACCGTTATTTTGAGTTCATGCACATTTCCAGTTGAAATCGAATTCACATGTGCAGCACACAACAATTTTCCCTTACCAACCACATCAACCACAACTGTAGTACTTTTGCCACCCACTTCCATCTTCGCAGGGCAACCCTCCGCAGCCTTCAAAAGTCCAGCCGTTTTGTTTGTAGCTGCATAAACCGCGTCAAGTGTTGGCTTGTCTGCTATTTGTATTTTTGGCATATAAATTCCCCCTTAATTTTTAATATGAAACCTCTAAAATGCCATCTGCGGAAACTTCAAAATGTAATGGGCTGTCGCTTGTTACAAGGCTTTGCCAAGCACTCCACAAATTTTCGCCATATTTATTTCTAGTCCACATTGCATTGTTTCCGCTATCGCTAATTTTTATTGCAATTTGCGTTGCCATTTCAGCAGTATATAAATTTATTACATTGATTTTTTCTTCTGCCGGCCTTGTGCCGTTGTCCTCTCCATCGATTCCCACCACATAGCAATAATTATACTCACTGTCGATGTTTAGACCGTTTACGCCTTTATTTTTAAAGTCGCCCCCGCCATTTAACAACCCCAGAGCATTGTCAATAATATCAGCGTTATTATTGAAGTCCTCAACGTTGTAAAAATCGGTTGCCTCGGGTTTGATTAAGTTTAAATTCGTTGTATAGGTAGCCATTTTATATCACTTCCTCCCTTAGTTGATTATGAAGATATGCGGCTAATTCGCCGTGTGTTTTCCCGCTAATCGTTTGATATTGGTTATAAAGCAAGGACAAATCAAGAATGAGATTCGCAGGAATTACCCGCTTAAGCATCTTTTCAACGTCTACAATACTTTTTTTCGCTGTCAACGTTATTCTAACGATTAATTTATACTCATCGTTTAACAGTTCGAGCGTGTAGCCATTTGCACCGCACAAGCTAGCTAATAAATTTTTTAACTGGTTTAGCGTGTAGGGTAATTCAGCGTTTAAATGTGTAAGAATTCTAAAACGCCTATCTGCTAATGTATCGGTTCCCATTGGAGAAACTTTTAAAATCTTCTCCCAGCGCCTACAACCTTCTTCGTTGAGCGCATCGATAAATTGAGTATTGAAAACTTCTTCATGCGCCACCCAGAGACTATCAATCTCTGGGTTTTCGGCGTTTGCGAGCTGCTGAAATTCCAATGTATCGGAAATGACAGAGGGCAAATAATCCAAAATGTTCACGTTACGCATTTTGTAACACCTCGCCAAGAACCACAATGGAATTTTCAGCGGCCACAAAATTTTCTTCTAAGCCGTTAATTTCGGTGTTGGCGATGTCTACAACCCCCGAAACGTTCAAAAGTCTTGTTTCGATTTGCGAGATTCTCACAATGATATTTTCATTGTTCGCCCATTCAGAATTCAATTCGACGAAATATTCCTCTATTACTTGTTTTGCGTCCGGCTCAACGTCTGCCCACTCATACCCTTCTTGCAAAGTGAAATTTGAAGAAATATTTAATGTGGCCTCTTCTACTGCTTCAACAGTCACAACGTGACCAATTGGCGCAATGCCTATTCCCTGTCCTTGATTTTGCACTGGATCAATGGCAGTCTGAACGCTTTCCAAAAGTTCCCCGCTAGGCTTTGCAAAATCAGAATTAACAATAACCAGTTTTACAGTGCCGCCACCATTCCACGCCGGGTAAACTTTAACGCCGCCGACGCCCTGTAATTCATTTGTTTTTTTCTTGTAGTCGGCGATATTACCCCCGAACGCTTGATTGTCGAGACTTTCAAAATATCGTTCCCTTAGCGCGTCCGTTCCTTCCTCATCTTCTCCGGGAATCAAAATTTCCGTGACCTCGCCAAATTCCAACCCCTCTATAAATTCAATTGGGATTAATTGGCCAAGCTGATAATTTGCACTCGCTCCCGCTTCCTCGCACTCAAGGCGATAGCTCCCCGCTATTGGCTGCCCTTCTTCGTCCGTCATTTGCTCCAAAACTAAATAATTCAACTCATCAAGAGAAAATCTTGAACCAATAGGAATATTAATTTCAGCCGGAACAAATTCGCCTTTTACAATCGCCTTTTTAGCTTCGTAAGGGATTATTCCCCTTTCTGCCGCCCTTCTTGCGAGATTTTCTCGAGAAGCCGTATCCGCGAAAGTTTCATTTAAAATTGCATCCAAGTTAATATACATATTTTGAAGTTCAACCGCCGCCGGAGCTAGGGCGTTGTAAATCATCGAGCCTTGTCTTTTATCTATCGTATCGGGAACCCTCGCAAACATATTTTCAAGTATCATTTCAAAAGTGTAATTCTCAAACATTATATTCTCACCTCTTTCTCTATCTCTAGATTTCCGTAAATCGTTTCCACCTCAAAAAAAGCCGTTACGCTCTTTCTCGTTGTTTCAAAGGAGAAATTTTTAATCCCTGTAATCCTTGAATCTTGAATCAGAGCGTCTGTTATGCGTTTTTCTAGCTCAGGCAAAACATAGCTTTTTTCTTTTCCTATTAGGTCTTGTAACTCGACGCCATAATTCCAATTGTAAATTAAATATTGGTATCGCTCTATGTTTAGGATTAAATAAATCGCTTGTTTTACCGCCTCGAGGCCATCCGTCATTCCATTAATCCTGTTTTTCTCCCAATTTAATTTAAAAGTTAAAGATGGCTGTTCGACAACCTCAAAATCTTGTAAAGCGTCGCTTGTATCTGGCAGCATTTTTTTACACCACCTTATCAATTACTAAATATTTCTGCCCACCTTGCATTTTTAACAAAAGAACCTTTTCGCCAGCTTTTAAACCATTAAAAATGGTGATTTCGTGCGTTGTTGCGTTTAACGTGATTGATCCGTTGTAATTCGTCCCGTTTAATTCAACATTTGCACCCTTTGTTTTCTCCGTGAACTCTATTTTAGTTTTATGGTCTGTTAGGCTTTGCGGAACGATTAAAAATTGCTCCGTCAGCGTTAATTGTTGACTTAAAGAGATTTTCAAAGGCGAAACAGAAACAACAGAACCAACCGACAACGCAACAGGATTTGAAGCTGCGACGGCATCGACAGCGGCCCTTTTTATAGTTTGTAATAAGTTAGCCATTGCGTCCCCTCCTTACGCTAAAAACGAGCCACCACACAGCGACAATGTCATTGTGTGAAGTTCGTTTTTGAATTCATGAATACATTTCTCGACAAGCATATAACTATTTACAACTAAATCGCCTAAATTCAAGGCCACGCAAACCGAGGCGCCAGCCCGAACCCGCAAATCGCCAAAGGCATTATTTATTTGTAAATTGCGCGTTACGTTGTTGTATGTAGCTAAAATAGATTTCCCTTTAGTCGTTGGATTCTCGCCCTCTCCGAGCTGCTCCGCATACTGTAAAACGCCCCACTGCGAAATGCTTTCGCCGCTCTGCGTAATGTAAAATTCCCTCTTGCCTGTTTCCTCATTATCGCGATAAAGCAAAATTTTATTATACGTTTTTTCGTCAATGGTCGTTTCATAATCGAAATTTTGAGCAGTCTCGGCAGTCACCACATAATCTGTGCCAACCTTCATATTTGCTGCATTTTTCAATGTTAGCGCCCCGAAATCATCATGCAGAATGAACATTTTACCCCTGTTTAATATAGTGTCGTCGATTGCGTTTTGAATTACATCAAAAAGAGTTGAATTATCTTCCACTCTCCCCGGGATTTTATAGCCCGTTGCCTCTAATTTTCCAACCCTCAAATTAAAATCGTTGGCAATCATTTTTATTAAATCATCAACACCTTTGTTAGCGTAAATATAGGTGTGTTGGTTTTTTAAATAGCGTAATTGGTCATATGCTGTAACAGCAATATGATGATTTTTGTCTCTCGACTTTGTAAAAACGTAGCCGTAAAAAACGTTTTTGCCGTTGACTTTTAAAATAACCGTGTTTCCCTCGTGAAACGCGATTTTCTCATCCTTTACAACAGTAAAGGCCAACCGTCCAGCCGTTCCCGCTCTTTCGGTTTCCCATTTGATACCATCGGTCAAAAGCGGCTGGTAAATTGTGTTTCCGTTTTGGATGTATAACTCAATTGCTGGGGCGTTTTTATTTTCGACATCAACAAATTTTCTTATCGCCCCGCTATTTCCGCTAACGCTTTTTATTACAGTTGAGGTGATCTCTTTTTTCTCTTTTTCTTGAACCTCTGCCGCCGTGCTACTCGTTGAAACTGAATTATTTTTGCTTGAGCTTGTTGCCGTTGTGCTGGTTTTTGTTGTGCTTGCCGTGTTCGAACCAATGACAGAACCATAACTCGGAACACCGAAGCCCGACAATTCACTTAAAAAATATGCGTATGTCCTTTGCATTACTTTGTTTGAAGTGTTCCCCTCAATAACAGTAAAACTCGAGCTGTTCGAGCTAACAACAATTCCTGTATGGCTGGCGCCGTTACTTTTTTGAATCATTATGTCGCCCGGCTGCGGCCTGTACCCGCTATTTTTCGTTTTGTACTGTCCTTTTTTCTGAAAAAAACTTAGCAATTCCGAAACACTCGCCGTTTTAGGGATTGCATTTGTGCCAACTCCGGCCTGATTTGCGCACCATGCAACAAAGGCTGCACACCAAGGGTAATTGTCGCCGCTTACGGTCTTACCATAAAACCAAGTATTATATTTTACGTTGTTTTTGCCATTCTCTTTTATTCCTAGTTGCGATTTCGCTATTTTTACAATGTCGTCTCTAGTTCCACCCATAGCGCACCCCCTAAGACAATTTCAGCACTTGGCCAACGCTTATTTTATTTGGATTGCTGATATTGTTCAACTTTGCTAAAGTGGTATATTTTGCGCCATCTCCGAGATGCTTTTTTGCTATGTTCCAAAGCGTGTCACCCTTTTGTACCGTATAGGTTTTTACGGGCGTTTTCGTCGTTTCTCTTTGCGTCGTTTTCGTCGCTGTTTTCGTGCCGTTTGTGTTGGTTGTGATTTTTACGCTTTGCGTGCCGTATTCCCTATATTGCTTTAGATTGACCTTAAAAACAGTATCAAGGCCATTTTCCGCGTCCTCTATAATCTCGTAATCCTCAAGCGAAACGGTCATATTAGTTGCAAAAAGTGTTTTTCCGTTTGGCTGCTCTCTTTTTATGGCAAACTGGAAAGGTTTAAGGCTCGTTTTTAGCTTTTCAAGCAATGAGTAATAATAATCCATACCTTGTAATTCGCCTATAACAAAGGGATATTTTACGCTTGGCACAAGGAATGAGAAATTAATTTCTGTTAGCCCTGGCTGTTTTAGTAAATTAACTTCACCATCGTTAATTAATATTATTGTCTCGTTTTTGTTTTTAATCGACGTTGTTATTTTAGCTGGCGTAACAGGTAAAATCACGCCATCTAAAGAAAAAATATAGGCCATTTTCTCCCCCCCTCCTTTATGTTGCGTAAACGCCATCGACACTAGTTGCAAGACTTTCGTTTAATTTTTCTGTCAATGAGTTGATCACACCATCGATATCCAAATTGCTAGACAAATTGTTGTGATTTGTCATTTCGACCTTAATCGTGCTAGTCGTAAATCTGTTTATCGCTTCTTTCTCCGCTAAATCTCTTAAGTGTTGCAAACTCTCATCGCTCGAATCCAAATAATCTTTCATCGCAGCCGTGTTATTTGCGATGTCTCCGACAGAATTACCAATTCCGCTATAAGCGTCGCCAATGCCATTTGTTAAGCCGCCCGCGCCTGTTTGTGTTAAGTCCTTGAGATATTTTTCTTGTGTTTTTTCGACGTCGAACATATCACCGACAGAATCCGCTAAATCCGAGCCCCATTTATAACCTTTGTTGTAGGCGTCTCCTAATGTTTTCATTGACATTTTTGGCGCTGTCCAATAATTGGCGCTGCGTCCTTCCATTGCCCAAGCTTGCAAGCCGTTTTTCATATTTTCCAGGTCTGAGGTTACGGAAGTCGAATAGCTTAATTTTGTTCCTTTTCCTAGGCCAATTTTTCCGGCCATGTCCTCACCGATAACGTCAATTAACCAGTTCCACGCGTCAATTACCCAGTTCACGGCCTTAACAATCGCATTTACTAAATTTGTCGCCATTTTATCCCAGCCTTTTGTGACTGAGATAATCATATCAAGAATGTTTGTGCCTAAATTAGCAATAAGGCCTTTAATTGCGCCTATTGGGTCGGTGAATACATTTGCTAGAAACTCAGCGAATGCCGCAAACGTGTTCCAGCCAAACGCGACCGAATTATAAATCATAGCAAACAGAGAGGAGAAGACCCCCGCAATAATTCCCGTCGCGCTAATTGAAGTCCCCGCGAATTTATTTACTGCCGCAATCGCCAAATAGAAGACAGCTATTAAGGCAATAATTGCGTAAATAATCCACGTTACCGGGCACATGGCAAGCGCCGCATTGAGGCCATCCTGTGCAATGGTCATGGCAATAATCGCCGCCGTTTGCCCCCAGTCGACAAGCGTTTTCCATGCTGTAGCTATTGCGCTGGCAATAATCGCCCATTTACTAGCCACAAACGCAGCCGCCACGCCCCAGATAATAGGAGCGACAAAGTTCCAATTGTCGGCAATCGTTTCAGCAACGCCCACAGCAACATTTGCCACCGTCGCCAGCGTGTCAATTATTCCATATAACATATTTTTAATCCGCGTAGATTGCGCCCATTCGTTAATTTTTGTCAAGACAGGCTCAAACGCCTTTATTGCGTGGTTTTTCGCGCTCGTGAATACTTGCGCCCACGTCATAGGCATATTTTCAAAAGCTTTATTTGTTTCCTCTGCCGTACTCAGCAGAGCATTTTTTACAACATTTGCGCTGAGTTGTCCTTGACTTGCCATTTCGCGGATTTTTCCAATGTCTACATCTAGATAATCGGCTATGGATTGAATAATATTTGGCGCAGACTCAAAAACTGAATTCAATTCTTCGCCACGCAATACGCCAGAGCTTAAGCCCTGCGTTAATTGAAGCATAGCCGAATTCATTTCTTCCGTTGTTGCTCCAGCTATAACAAATTTTTTATTGAGTTGTTCCGCAAATGCAATCATTTCATCGTTAGAACCAAACGCATTTTTTGCGTTCATGCCCAATTTCGCAACAATTGCGGAAGTCTCCAAATATCCAGCTCTCGAACGTTCAGCAGATTGAAAAATTAACTCTTGTAATTCTGCTGTTGTCCTGGAACCGTCATTAATCATATCGAGGCGCGCGCCAACTTGCGTTAATGAATCGGACAAACTCAAAACAGACTTAACGCCTTGGATACCAACATAAGTAGCTACCAACTTCCCCGCTGTGCTTAAAAGGGAATTGCCCCTGTTAATTGCGCCGTTGAATTTTTCTTGTTGTCTTGTGGCGGCTTCAATGTCCCTCTCGACTTTATCAAATGCGGCTGAGGCTTTTAGTAATTCCTGTCTAGCCGTTGTTATTGAAGCCGTCGCGATTGGATCTCTTGAAGCCCTTGACATATTTTCAAAACTATCAATAACTGCGCCCATCGCGTTTTTCATCGCTTTCAGTGGCGCGCTCATCTGGTCAATAACTTGAATCGCCGTTTTAATTGTTGTTGTCGTTGACATTTTCTTTTTCACTTCCTTCCTTTATATATATAGAAAATTACACAACAAAAAAAGCAGTTGCACAAAATTCCGCATCCGCTTTTCTGCCGTTACAAAACCGCTTCAAACGCGTTTCAAAAACGTTACAAAAGGCCTTTTTTATCTCTCGTGTTGTAACAAACAGCGTTTTTAGCGTGTTTTTCGCTTCGTTTCTTGACGTTGTTTTCCCGCTGTCCCTCTTAACAAGAGGCTTGCGTGTTCTTTTGTTTCTCAATGAATTTATTCGCAAAATAAGCCTTTAATCAACTTAAATGCTTTTTGCTAAAAAATTTGTCTCAGCGGCGTTTTCCTTTCGACTTTTGCGCTTTTTTCATTTCCTTCTGTTCTTTTTCAACTTTTATATCAATACTGGCAATGATAAAAGCCTTTTCATATCTATCCAAAGATAAAAATTGAGAAGGTAACATTTTTAATTTGTGCAAACAATAATATGCGTAGTTACTTTCCGCGTCGCCGCTGTTAATTAGTTTTTTGCTTCGTCAACTAAATCCTGTTGTGTTTTGTCGTATCCGCAAACTTCCTGCACCTTATTTAAATATGCCGGATATTCGCCAGCAATCAGCATCTTTTTTAATAAATCATCCGCGCCCATTGCTCCGTAAGAATTTTGAAGCTCTGCATCGTTTAAATTTGGGTACACCGTGCAAGCAGCCGCCAACAACCCAATATATTTTTCTGTGTCGGTTTCTGTCATGTATTGCCCTTTTTTCTTTGGAATTTCAACCCGTGTCGTTGCTCTTTTTCTTAATTCCCCATCTTCCTGTGAAGTAATCGCGCGGATTTCCCATTCAATCGGCTGCTTGTTTTCGTCTATAAATCTTTCTGAAGCTACATATTTGACGTTTTCAACTTGTAACGCGTTTTGTTTAAAGAATGAAGATAAGCTCATATCAAAAACCACCCTTATTTATTTTTTAATATAAAAAAAGAGGCAAGCCGAAACTTGCCCCCTCGTATCGTTGAAAAAAACTTAAATACTCACGTCCGCACAATATTATTTATGTTTTTGTGAGAATGTCCCTGTTCCTAGGGATATTATAGCATACCTTTTAACGTGGTAAATTCTTCAGCTACGGAAAAATCATCGAATGTGAAATCACAACTGCTTTCTAGATATTCCGCGTCAGCGTCGAACTTAGCCAATAAGCCACCGTCGATATTGCAGTTACGCAAAATTACTGTTTGACTGCCAACCGCAGAAGTCGGATCTTCATTTTTTACTTGAATATCAAAGTAAACGTCTTCTCCCGTCTCTTTGTATTTCTCAAGCATTTTAGCGAAGATTGAAGTGTTGTAATGGAAAGTTGCCGAACCGCTACCTGTCCAGCCTGTAGACTTATGGCCTTTTCCAGTTTTGCCCAAAATCGGGACTTCAGTTTTATTTTTTTCCACGCTAGCCTCTAAATTTATGGCTTGCATAAAGTTATAACGATTTCCATCGATAGTAACAAAACATTCAGCTAAAGAACCGCTTATCGCATCTTTTGAATTCATAGTTGCCATTTTCATTTCTCCTTTCTTGTTTTATTTATCTAATCACGCAACTCATGTATAAATGAGTCATACAGTTAGTCGGAGTTACAACGTCATAAACAACAACAGATTTTTTATTGTCTCCGGCTTCAACTTTGACCTCTTCCGGCTTGAAGTTCTCAATTGCTCTAACCGTTTGAAGCTCTTGGTGATGTTTTACAATCTCATTCCATAATGAAATTCTTCCGCTCTTGTCGTTTGGAATAATTCCTAAAAATCTCGTGTTGAAAATCGTTGCAATATCATTTCCGATTTGGTCAAGCACTCTAATTGTTTGGTTAGCTTTGAAGTCCTCGTTTTTCTCATCTGTAGTTGTAACAAGAGTGTTCACGTCTTCTAATACGCGCACATCATCACCGACACGATGGAAAATAAATTTACCAGCTAAAATTGCATCTGTGAGTTGCTCTTGCGTATAGTCTACATCAACCGCAAGCTCGCCATTGTATAACTTATTAGTATTTGAGCTGTTAACTGCAACACCAGCACAAGCGCCCACCGTCCAATATACGAGCTCGGCGGTGTCGTTGTTTTCAACTGAAATTACACCCTCATAATCTGCAGCTTCGTATTTATGCAATACGCACTGGAATTTAACGCCTCGTTCGTCTCTCATGCGTTTTGTAAACGCAGCAAATAGAGCTTTAATTGAAGCGTCTTCGCCAGCATAGCCAATAACGTTAAAATTGAATGGCTCAATTTTATTAAGGAATTCGCTGTAATCTTCGGCAGTTACGCTTGCGTCTGCGCCATTTGATAATGGTGTTGTTCCAGCGCTTAATTCAACGCTTTCAGCCCATACAACAAAATCATTATCTTTCAATTTATCCGTTGTTGCGCTGCTTTCGCCAACTGCAAAAATAACGTCTTGAGAATCTACAACAGCAGTATCTAACATTGTTTTTACGTTGAATCCTGTTGCAACTTCCCCATTAGTCAATGCAGTAATTACGATTTTTAAATCATTACCACGAACACCACCACATACAGCAGTTGCATAATTGCAAGTTGCTTTCGTGCTTGTTCCTAGTCTGTAAGCATACACAGTTTTAGCGTTCAAAAATATTTCTCTCACGCCTAAAAGCTCATCCGCACCGTAGTTATAACCAAAGATTTTTAAAGCGTTTTTCTGGAAATCTTCAGCAGTTACTTTGAAAACTTCCCCTTCTTTACCCCAGCTTAACACAAAAGGCATTGCCACATAGCCACGTTCGCCAAGTAAAGAAGTTGCGCGGCTTGCGGCAACAAAGTTTATATAGCTACCCGGCAAAATTTTATTTTGAGCCGTCCAGCTGCCCCCTCCAAGTGCCATTCTACATTTCCCCTTTCATCTTTTTATTTATTGTTTTTGTAGCCTCGGCCAGCGAATACATTTTCCCATCCTCAAGAAAAGCATTTACTATATCGCTTTTCCATTTTCCGCACCTTGCCAAGGCTATTTTTTCGAATTTCGCAGCCGCTGCCCTCGTCGGCTTACTAGCCACTATATTCTCAAGTGTTTCTTGTTCCATTTTTCAATCACTCCTTATTAATGGAGGTGTCAATTGTTGCATTTTCCATATCTATGTATGGTTCCATTTCTTTCATAGCGATTAAATTGTAGTCAACCAAAAAATGCAAAACGTCATCAATAACTTCACAACGCATATTTGTTGCATGAAGCAAATCGCCATTTGCCAAAGATATGTATTCCATCTCATCCATTAAGGCATCGCCAACGTTCCGAAAGTCTTTTTTGCGTTCTTCTTCATTCGAGAAATAGCAAATATCAAAAGTGTTATTTGAGTAATACCGTTGACCGATGATTTTTTCTCTTCTTGCGTCAACTACGTCAATAAAAAAACAAGGCTCTTGTAAATCTTGTTCTACGTTCTCTGTATAAATTGCGTACTCAGCGCCAAAAATCTCGAACAACTGAACACTTATCGCGTCAACAATATTATTTGTCATCAAATAACCCCCTCAAAGCCCTTCCCACGTGCTTATTAACTATTTTATCTTTTATCGCTTCAACTTCATTTACTGAGCGCGTGAGCATATATTGACCACTAACCCATTTTTTATGGTTTACAGTCCTGTGTCCCCACTCCACGTAAGCGGCATACTCAACATCATTGAAAACATCCACCTGATAGCCACCCGGACAATCTGCCTCTTCAATCTTCCAGCCTCTTTTAAGCGTGCCGCCAACCTTCCCACTAGATTTGGGATATGTGCCTGTTATGGTCTTGTCTTTGGCTCTTTTGTATAGGCTTTGCCCTAACGCTTGTGCGCTGTCTTTGCAGATTTTTTGACGGTCTAGGCTGTCAAATTGTTGTAAACGCTCTTGAAGTTTTTGCAACGCTTTATAATCGACCTTTCCAAATTTCGCCATGATATCACGCCCATTTGGTAAATAGTTCTAGCTTAATTTCTTGATGATTTGGATATACTGCGGCTTCCCCGCTTTGCTGGAACGTCGTCGTTTTTCCGTTTTGTGTAACCACAATTTTACAACCCGCAGGAATATTAATTTCCGGCGCAAGGAACAACTTGACGCCTTGTGAAACGCTACTCGCTCCCGTTTCTTGAACCGTTGCGCGAGTTGTGGCAAATGATAATTTACAGGGCTCATTTGTTATCACATTTACATCTCTAAACTTCGTTTGTTTCGTGCCCTCATCAAAAAAGCTTTTGCGTTGTATCACCGTACATTTTCCATGATAAAGGCTCTCAATGGCCCTCCGAACAAATTCCATTTTTACCACACCAGCTTTCTGTATTTATACAATTCCACCTTGTGCTTGTCGGCTAGATAAAGAATAAAATTGTCGAGTTTTTGCTCAACCGTTCCACCGTCCATAAATGAAACAGTTGTGTCCCCTTCGGAAATGCTTTTAATCGCGCCCCCGAAATCGATATCACGCAAAGTCAGCGCCCCAGTTGCTTTTTTCTCGAATAAGAACTCGCTACAAACCATGTCAGCAATAGCCATGTCCAAATCAACCGGGATTATATCGATATTACAAAAACCCTTGATATGATTTTCCACTTTCTTAATAAGAAAACCCAGCGTAAAATCGTCGCCGGGTTTCAAAGAATAACCGAACGCTTCAAGGCGTTTAGTTATCATTTCTAGAATAGGCATTTTTGAACACCTCTATTCTTCTTTTTTCTTAACTGCTTTTTTTACTTGTTTGACCTCTTTTGTGATTTGCTCATAGTCTTTACTTACTAGCAATTCTTTGATTCTGTCTTTGTTGGTTACTTCCCATATCATACTTGTTATAAGGTTTTTGAATAACATTCAAAAAACCCCCTTCTATACTAACGTTGTCGGTCTCTGCACTGTTAATACTGCCAAAGTCTCAGGGCGTACAACTTTAGCGCCGTAAACATGAAGTCCTTTCACAGCGTCCGCGAATCTCTTTTCTGGACGGTAAGCCTCAACGCCTACAATTTGCTCAGCAAATGACATTGTTTGTCCGTATCCGGCCATAATTTTAAAATTAGATTCACCTGTTACGGCTACATTGTTTGATACAAAAATATCAAAGCCAGCCGCGCGGCCAACTTCACCATTACGAAGAACGCCATCCGCTACACTTGTGCCAGCTTGAACAAATCTGTTATCAAGCAACAATAAAGCATGATACCAAGCAGGAACGACAATCCATCTGCCGCCTTTTGTTACATTGGCTTCATCAAGTTTCACGCTCATTCTTACAAGTGCATTGTATGCATCTGTTGCAGCCGCGAAAGTTGTAGGCGCTTCATCGCTACCAATGCAATTTGATTCGATAGCCTCAGTATAGAAACTTGCAACATATTGATCCGAAACATCAGCCAAAGCATAAGATGCTTCTTTCATTGCCGCATTCATTACTTTAGGATTTTGCTGTGCTTTGTCTACGTCGTCAATTTGGAAATTGAAATATTTACCCTGATTGATCAACAAAATTCTTTGCGCGTCGTTCAATACTTCCGGCGCTTCAATGTCAGTATTTTTCTGATAGTCCCCGATAGTTACGCGGCCAATCGAGTTGATTTTAACTTGATCGCCCATTCCTTTAATTTCGCCCTCGTAATCTCTGTTGCAAAGGCCAACAAACACATGATTTTTATTTAAGTTTTCAAGGAGTCTCGCGCTCCAGATTTGTGGTATGAAATTGTCTAATGACATTTTAAATTCCCCCTAAGAATAAAATTATTTTTTGATGGTTCCTTCTTGTAATGCTGCGGAAATTGTAGCCCAATTTTGATTTATCCAGTCTGGATTATCTTTGTTAGCGTTAAACGCGTTTTGGTCTATAAATCCAGCTGGGGAATCGCCTTTTTCACCCGGCACAACTCCCGTTAAAACTGCTTTTGGTTCTGCTCCGCTGTCAAATAAAAAGCTAGTTTCTGAACCTTCAACCAACATTTTTATTTGTTCGTCTAGTCCTTTAACAATGCCTGTTTCGTCAACCTCTGCATTGCTCAAGAACTCAGCCAAAAGCGGCGCAACAACTTTATTATTTTTGGCTTTGGCAGTTGCTAAAGCCTTTTCAACTGCTGTATTGATTTTTACCTGCTTTAGCTCATTTTGATACTTTTCGGCAGCCGTTTTGTTTTCATTTTGCAAGGTATCAATTTGAGTTTTCAGCGCCTCAATGTCATCAGTTGAATTTTTGAGCGTTTCTAGTTGCTCGTCCCTTGTTTTGATACCATCTTCAAGCGCTTGTATTTTGTCGGCTTGTTCAGCGTTTTCAGTTTTTAAACTTTCAACGTCTGCGCCATACTGCGCCATAATAGCATCGATAACATCGGCCTCAAGGTTTAGACCTTTTAAAAAATCACGTTTCATTGTATTGCCCCCCATATACGATTTTTTTCGTCTTTTCTTGACGTATGGTAAACCTTTTTACGTCATGCCCAGGACAAAAAAGAACATTAAGCATCAACAAGAAATTTCTTTTTCCATTCTGCAAAAGTCATATTTGACGGCACTTCGACGCGCTTGCCGTCTTTGTCGCGCGCGACTCTATAACTTGGCTCATCATCGTCTTCTAGGCCAATTGTAGTCGTGCAACGACAACGCGGATGAAATACTGGAGCGGTAACCCCAATTACATAATCACTCATTGGAATTGATACACCCTCGCGCCCTCCGCAATCCTCGCATGTATCACTATCTAACGTGGCCAAAACTTGAAACGTTTTAACTCCTAACGCGTTGTAACTGTCCCGAGTACTAGCCGACGCAAAAAATGCCGATTCAGTCATAACAAGACTCCCGGCCTGTTGCTTGCTCACTTCGAAGCGTTTAGCAATGCTATTTATTAATTTTCGTGGGTCTTCCCCTCTGATGAGCATTTGAACTAAATCCGTGTTGAGCTTTTGCAGCAGCTCCGGGCGATGTTTGCCCCAGATCCGCTCAGAAAAATTTAACCCGTCTGCCGTGTACGGCGCGGAAATAATTTTGTCGATTTTCCGGGCATCTAGGCGCATGAACGAAGAACCCACGCCGTAACCCTTTTGAACGATGAAAGCGGTTCTGTAATAACCGTCTTCGTAAATATCGCGTGCCAATTTGTCAATTCCGTCAACCTCGTAACCTGTTAAGGCTTCCACTTGCTGCTGCATTTGCAACTTTAAAGCTTCGAGCCGCGTTACTCTGTAGCGAATCGACGCCCTCTCTAACTCTTTCGCCCATTTAGCAGAGTAATTAAGTGTCTTGCCTTTCTCGATGTATTCCTCAACAGCCCAGCGAAATTCTTTTAGCTCTCTGCCCTTCAATTGCTTTTTAGCTTCTAGTAAGCTTATTTTGTTTTCTGTGGCGTAGCGCGTATAAAACGCCTCAATGTCTTTCTGGATATTGGCCGCCGCTCTTTCGTATTGTTCCGACAGCCTGTGATAAAATTCCACACCTTTGTTTAATTGTCGAGTTTCTAGCTCGACCATTCGCCCACTCCAATAATCGCGCGATTTCAACAAAAATCACCGCCTATTTTTCTTCTGTTTCTTGCGTTGGAGCGATTATATAATCCATCTCTTGCGCTTCTTCTTCTCTCTGCTTCTTAATTTTAGCCAATTCAGCCTCCACGTCTTCAATCCAAGGATGATTTGCAATTAATGTTTCGTCCGACAAAAGACCAACCGAATTTTTCAAGTCTGCAATGATTTGGCTTTCATTGACAATGGTGTCTTTGTTAAATATCACATTGATTTTTTCTTTGTCAAAATTGCCTTTGCCCGCGTTGGCCAAATGCACATTAATGAACCACAACAAAGCTTTGAAGCTAGCCGTAAATTCGAGTTCCATTGCATTGGCGTCCATGTTGATATCATTAAACACACTTTTTATGTTCATTTCGTTTGGAGCGTTGCCCCCGCGCAAATCTGCCGCGCTGTACGCCTTGGCCACTTCAATCATTTCTTTTTTCTGTAGCTCAATGAAAGACTTAAACGCTTCAACGTTAATATCAATGTTTAACTTGTCTACGCCGCCACCATCACGAATTTTTACAGAGGCAAATGTAGAAAGGTTTTTTCTGAAATCGCCCAAATCCTCGCCGTCGTAATTTTTAACGATTAAAATCGTGTTTCGCGCATCCTCTTGCATAACGTTTTGAAAATCGCTCAAAGCTAAATTGATAGCGTCTTGCATTGCTTTTAAATCACGAATTAAAGGCGCTTCACCGTAATTATATTTGAAAGGAATGAGGGGAATTTTCGCCCAGTTAAAGCCGCGCCCATCGATATTTATATAATCGCTCGACGGGTTTTCAATATCTTCAATCAATTTGCCTTGATAAAATACAAGACGTTCAACGCCGTTTTCGCTATATACCTCGACTTTTTCAATCGTCTTCTCTTGTCTGCCCTCGTACGTTTTAACCTCGTAAACACGAACCGCAAAATCTAATTTTATATGTTCGCTGTCTTTCCAGAATGGAAGAATTTCATGAGGCGCAAAGCGTTTAAATTTAAATTCCCCATCTTCGTCATAATATGGATGAAGCCAAGAAATACCACCATTCAAGCAGTCCACACAAAGAGCTTTCAGCACTCGTAAAAAATCCTCGTTGAAAATCTCTTTGACTTCTTCAACATAGTTTTTATTTTCTGAGCTGAAAACAACAGGCTGGCCAACAAGGAAATTTGTTTTCTGGTCAACAACTTTTCTGTACTGGTTGTCTACGATTCTATTATTTGGTAAGTTATCGACCTCAATTAAATTGCCACCCGTGCCGATTGCTGTACGTTTGCGCCCTAAAATATCATGGAAGCCGTTATAGTACCTTTCGCCTGTTATTTGCTCCCTGCGTTTCTGCGAGTTCTTCCATTTCTCGATTTCCAAACGCAAAAATTCATGGTTAGAAATCACCTTTTTTGCTCCGTCCTCAATCATTTTTTTGTATCGCTCTGTTAAATTTGGTGGCTCAAAAAACATAAACAACACCCCTTTTAATCAAATGAAAATGTATTGCCCTTTGCAAAATCCTCTAAACTATAGCGCATGGCGTCTTGCAAATGGTTGAAGCTGTCAATTGGTTTATTAATCTTATTGCCGAATTTATCCTCGTCCCACATATAATTGGATATCTCAGTTAAGAAATTGACACAAGACGGATGAACAATAATTTTATAGTCTTGTATAAAGTCAATGCCGTGCAAAATGCTATCTTTGCCCTTTCTTGCCGCTCTAATGCCTTTTAGCCCTAAGTCATAAAGTCGGTCAATGCTCTTTGGCTCGGCGCAATCTGCAATAATTTTTTCCTTGCTATACCCCATTGCTTCGATGTGTTCCGCTATTGCCTCATTGCTTAAGGCTTTTTTGTATAGCTCATCAAAAACATATATTTCTTTTCTGCTTTTGCTTATCATTCCGCAAAATAGCGCCGTTTCATCGTGCACATAACCAAAGTCAAGGCCAAAAGCGCTTTTTATGTCTGGTATTCTCTTTACTTCTTCCAAATCAAATTCTCGTTCTTCGAAGTTCTCATAAATTAAACCGTCTACCGCTCCCCAATTGCCCAGCCCGGCCACGTTGTAACGCTTCGGGCGGTTTTTCTTCATGTCTTCGAATAGTTTCAAGTCACTTTCATCTAACCATTCATTACAAAGATAATTTGTTGTCATGGCTAAAACATTGTCGTCTTCGACATCAAAAAATCTTTTCTTTAGCCAATGTTTATTATTCCAAGGGTTGAAGGTAATTGTGATGCGTTTCCAAAGTCCCACCGGCAATTGACCACGAATACATTCATCGAGGTAATCAAAATCTTCTTCTTTGCTTAGCTCGTACGCTTCCTCGATCCAACAAAAACAGATGGCCCCGGTATTTACAGAAATAGATGTTAATTTTAATGGGTCGTCCATGCCACGAAACAATATTTTTTGACCCGTTTTATATACTAGCTCCAACGGGTTGACTTTAGCCGTCCAGTATTTCTCAACGCCTAGCCGTTTAATTGCCCAGTTCAAATCAGAAAAACAGCTATCTCTTAATGTGCGCTCAGTTTTACGAACTACAAGAGTATTGGCGCCCTGGTGCTGCATCATATGCGCAATGTGCCAAAGTGCCGCCGTCTTGCTTTTCTTGCTGGCACGGCTGCCCTTACAAACCACATAACGTTTTTTCGTGTTCCAAAATTCCGCGTAATGCTTCCCCACGACATTCTGCAATGAAATTTCCCTAGTCTTAGGCGCTGGCGCCGCTTTTTTCATTCTTAATATTTTTTGCTGCGTTTCCATTTTTCTCATTCCTTAATGTCATCTCTTATAACAATTGGCAGCTCGCCATCAACGGAAATATTTTGCTGATTGCTAAACAAGTGAGGCATGCGGTTCGTAAGCATGAAAGTTAGTAATTTTTCTGAGCCGGGGATGTGCCGCTGGTTGGCCGTTTTCTCGCCGCTTTCGTTCATGCGATATTCTAAAACATCATAGCCCATTGCCCGCTTCAGCGCCGCATCAACTAGCATTGCATCAACTGGCGCCTTGCCTTCTTTGACGGCTTCTTGAATTTTAGGGCTTGCGCTTTGCCAACGATAAAACGTTTTTTCACAAATGCCCATTTTTGCCGCCACGTCGAGATTGCATAATTTTTCGTCGCGGAACCAGCTTTTTATTCTCAATAGATTGTGTTCCTCTTCCCAATATTCCATCGTTCTCGTTGTGTTCTGTTTTCTGTGTTTGGTCAGCGCCGTTGTTTTTTTTACCGTCTTTTTTTTGGCTTTCTCTTGTTTTGTTCGTTCGTTTTTTGGCATTTTCCCCCCTCCTCGCTTTTCGTCTGTCTTTGCTGTCTTTTTTTATTCTTTCCCGCTATTTAATCATTTTAAGATTTCAACGCTATAATATAACTTTTTCCCCACAATGAGGGCAAAAAAACGATTTTTTTTTCCTCGTTTTCCCTAGTGCTTCTTTTGCTTGCGCAAAAATCGCGTTGATTTCATCATCAATAAACATTTTCCCTAATTCTTTATTATTAAAGCCGGTTAACTCCAAATCAATTTTTCCCTTGAAGCTCTCCATTTCTTGCTTTAATGCGTCCACATTAAATTCTGTGTTCATCGTGATTTTGTTATGCGCTACGTTGTAGGCCTTTTTTTGTTCCTCTGTTAAATGGCTTAAACGTATTACATCGATTTTTTCACGGCCTAATTGTTTAAGTGCTAAAAATCGACCGTGTCCCTCTAGAATCACGTTGTTTTCATCAATCGCTATCGGGTCGTTATTGCCAAATTCCACAATGGATTTTATGATTTGGTCAATTTGTGCCTGCGGATGTAGTTTTGTGTTGTTTTCGTATTCTACAATTTCGCTAATGTCTATTTGCTCGATTTGCACAATCTCGGCCCCCTTAAAACATAATAAAAAAAACACATACGGTGTGTATGTGTTGCGCCCTATAACTGGCGGTTTTTATAGTCCCGCTAAAAGCGGAGAAAAAAATAAAAAATAACCATGCAGGAATAATTTATTAGATGTCGATTTCTCGACAATTCAATTTTAACACGTTTTCAATTCGACATTTTGGACAAATTTCCCCCGCTAAATAATAATAAAAAACCCGCTAAAATCGCGGGCTGAAAAAGTGAAGTTTATACAGGATTGATCCAGAAAAAATTCTACTGCGCTAGTTATTATAACATTGTCACATCCGACATTTTGGACAAATAAAAACCCACTCCGGGAAGTGGGAAAAATGTGCAGGAAAATAATTAACTTGCAGCATAACGGGGATGATTGCCCGTCAAAATCATTATAACATGATTTCACTTCGACATTTTGGACAAATAAAAACGCGCACATGGCGCGTCAGGCAGTATGTGTATGCAGAAAAAAAATAATAATAAGCCAGAGTGATTACCTCTGAAAAAGCAACGGAAACATAATAGCATATTCCGGTTCGACATTTTGGACAAAAAATAAGGCCATACAAGACGGCCTTAGATAATAATACAGAGGATTATAATACATATGCAAAGGACTAGGATTAATAGCCTTACCAACAAGACCATTATAACATTACCCTATTCGACATTTTGGACAAAATAAAACCACCTCGAAAGGTGGCTTGTAGTGCCGTTCTTAGTCATAACAGCAACACAATTATATCACAAAACGCTTAAAATAAAATATCCCAAAAGGGAAAGCAACTAGATAATTATAACACGACAAACAAAAAACCCGCTAGGCGGGCAAAAAAAATTGAAGATTTGTTCCTCAAAAATATTGTGTGTACGCCGTTATTATAACACGAATCCAATCCGACATTTTGGACAAAAAAAGACAAAGAACATAAAGCCCTTTGCCCTTCTTGTTAAGAGGTTTTTTTGCATAAATGTTAGAATCACGTTTTTATTATAGCACAAGCACAAAAGAAAAGGGGCGCTAAAGGCAACCCCAAGAACAATATGAGATTCTCGCATCGCTAAACGAGAATTTTTTTCGTCGCTTGCTCATTATATCACAAAGTTAATCCGACATTTTAGACGATTTTTTGGGCTTTTTGCTTAGATAGCGATAACAACATTTGGAGACTGTGTCCGTTGTATTTCCTCCGCCTACTTCGTTTGCGATTGTATACCAAGGCTTGCAATCAACAAAGCGCATTTTGAAAATTAATCGAGTGAAGCAATCATCTATGGAATTTATGTAAACCATAATTTTTTTCTCTTCGTAGTAGCGTTTTTTGATATTGATTTTCAGCATTTCTTCCAGGTCAACGATATTTGCGATGCTTTCAGCAATTGGATCATATATCATTTTTGTCCCCCGAGGCATACCGTCAGAGTTGCCCGAAATGCTAAATTGCGTATCGCGCAACTGCTGTAAACGCTCCCTATCTCGTTTAATTTCTTTGTTTATGTAATATAACTGTGATAGTTCCTTTAAATCCATTTCTAAACAACTCCCCCGCTAAATTTTCTTGATATTATACTCCTAGATTTCACAAATTGTAATGCCGTATTTGTACAGCATCAATTTTCTTTTTATGACAAAAACAGAATACGCGCCGCCGCCTTTATAGCCTTTGACATCCTCGACTATCATTTCACCGTTTTTTTGATATACGAAGTCCGCAATGTAAAAAACTGCTCGCTCCCCTTTTTGCTTCGGAACAAGTTCAAATTTCACTTGCGTTTGTAGGTTGGATATTTGGCCGGCCTCTTGTAATCCAATCAAAAAATAATGACGCTGCGCCTCTTTGCGCGAATCATATTGCACGCCGTTTATAACGACCTTTTTATTTCTGTACTTGCGCATTGTTTTGCTCCATTTTTCGCTCGATTAGTTCGAGCACACAATAATTAGCCAAATCTCTCAATGTATCGGTTATGGATTCGTCATTCACTTTTTGTTCTGCGCCCTGTAATAAGTTTTTCAAGCGGCTGTACTTGTCAAAAATCCTCACAAGGATTGCCGTTGGTACCTCTTGGCGAAGTTTGGCGAAAGCGTCTCCGTAATCATGATTTTTTCTCTCGTAAATCAAATTAAGCTCATTGCAAATTTCTTTGTGTAACTGTGTTTTGTTTTGCACTTCAAAAACCCCCTAAATTTTGATTTTATTTTCTCGGTGATAAATTATACCACCCTGCCCATTCCCGCACGAATTAGAACACTTTTTGAAGCTCTAGAGGCTATATTAATCTATAAATTAATTAAGCCCTTTAATCTTTGGTTTTTGGAAACGTCCGGTGCGATGTTGAAAAAGAAACCCCGATTACTAGCATTTTCGGCGATGCGTCCCGCTAATGCCTCATCGATTTCTAGCAATTTGTTAATCTGGCGCTCGGATGATATAATCGTGATGAGATTAGGATTCAACGAGCGATAATTTATAATCTCGAAAGCTATATTTATATCTGCGGCGGTGGGGTTTTGTGGTGTTCCGTCCCTTTCCTGCCCATTTTTGAATAAATCGTCAATGTATAACACGTTGACGGTTTTTATTTTGTCTAAAGCTTCAAGATATTTGCCACCATCGGCCATTATCGCTTTTAATTTCGCTATATCGTCGCGCCAGAGCATATAGTAAACGTCTTTGTTTTGCTTTAAGAAACGGCCACACATCGCCGTGCAAATAAAGCTTTTTCCCGCGCCGCTTTGTCCCCCGATAAAAAACCAACTCATATTCTCTTTCTCTGTGAAATTCTGCGCAGCGTTTTTTATTGCTTCTTGCCAAGGCTCCGACACGCGGAAATTATCCAGCGTGTATTTTGATATCACGCCGTCCAGACCGCTATTTTTAAGCTTTTTAAGCACCTTGCGCACCTGCTGACATTTGCAAGGGATAAGCATTTCAACAAGTTCGCCATAAAAGTCCCTACGTGGAGCGGCTATATAGCCCTTATTGTTACACGCTTCACAATTATAGCCGTCGATTTTGTTTAAATCGCCTTTATCGTTGTTGTACCAGTCGCATTTTCGGCGCACTCGCTCCTCTTGGGTTGTGGGGATCGGTTCCATTCTCCCTGGAAAGTTTTTTATTAGCTCGTTGAGTGAATTGTTCAGTTGTTGCATCAAAAGAACCCACTTTCTGTAGCGTTAGTGTCTTTGAGTTTAACGCCGCTAGCTTTACGCATCATGTCAGCAAGACTGTTGCCCTGTTGCGGTTTAAAATTACCTGTTACACCATCGGCAACTGCAAAACCGATGTCTTTATTTAGTTTCGCTTGAATGGTTTTTTGGTACTCTCTTTCGTTTTCTGCCTCCTGTGCCGCCTCGAGTTTCTCAAAGTCCCAATTGCGTTGCTCAAAGTTGGCGAATTGGTTAGCGCGTTGTTGTTTCTGTTGCTTTTGTTGTTGCGCTGGCGAATTGTCGTAAGTGCCCTCTAAAGTTTTTATTGCCTTATCCGGTTTAATTAAAAAATCAAAGTCAGCTTTAAAGCCTGTGCTTTTGCCAGTTAAAAAATCGCTTGCTATAGCTTTCTGACAAATCTCTTTAAATTCTTCTACGGTGTGTTCCTCTAAAAATTTCTTTATCGCTTTTTTTCGTTGTGCTGTAATGCTTCTAATGCCAGGAAAGCCAATACATATATCTCGATAGATTTGAACAAACGCGTCGAAGTTTACTTCGACAGTGGGCTTTTCTTTCTTTGTTTCTTTTTCTTTACTACCTGTTATTATTAAATTACTGTTCTTATTAAACCCCTTGTTATTATTAGTGTCCAAATTACCGTGTACGATATTTTCCGTGTCGGAAATTTTCGGACACGGTAATTTCGGTTGTGGTTCAGTAAAAAACGTATATACATTGTGGCTGAATTTGCCATTTTTTTTAACTTGCCGAACTCCGATATATCCGCCATCTACAAGGCTTTTGAGATATTTTGAAAATGTATCGCTTGAAATTTGCAAGTCATAACATATTTTCGAGCGGCTAGGGAAAATATCGTCCCCTTTGCCGCTAAAACTACAAAAATAAGCGTATAAAGCTTTAGCCGTAACGTGCAAGTTTCTATCTTGCATTACCATTTTCGCAATGAAGCCATAACCATTTTTAAAAATACCGCTCAACTGCATTAAATCGCTCACTAAAACTCATCTCCCAATCGATTTTATATAATTAACCGCTGCAACATATTCATTAAAAGAAATTGATTGATTGCCATTACGATAGTTTTTTTCTGGAATCACACTCAATTTCTCAAGCACCTTTTTTAATTCGAACATCGTATAATCGGGCATATTAAACAGTTCACGGATGTTGTTTCTAACCCTCATCAAATTCCAGCGCACAGCATAATTGTTTTGCTTGTTATAGATCGGCTTATACTTTTGAATATATTTGTCCTCGGTTATGTCTAATTCGCTAGAATCGCAGTATATTATCTTAATTTCGTCATAATCTTTATCTCGATGTGAAAAAGGACGTGCCAATCCCACCTTGGTTTGTCCAACATATACCACTTCCTTATTCTTCAACAAAAAATATATAAATGCACATTCGTGTTTATTTATCGTCAATGCGTTTTCCTCTTCAAATTGCATCCCCATTCCCCCAGAATGTTTGACATAAATTATTATAAAAAAAGCGTTTATCGAATGACTGTAAAGACGGTACAGTCAAGCAATAAACGCTCTGCGCTGTTGAATATATAATATTGGACACCGTTGTCAGTATCCGTCTTATACCTCCAACAGCACGAACTAATCACATTGGCGGTGTAATTAGTTTTTAGTTGAGTGCCACCTCAACTGTTGTCCATATTATAACTCCGTTTATTGTTGAAAATTTTATTAACCTTTACGGATTGCCTAGATTATTCAACAAAAATTTTAAAAACCTTCTTGGTTCATTACTTGCTCCAACGAATAACCATTTTTCGCTAAATCCGCTTTGATTTTATTCCAGTTGACTTTGTATTGTATCGTTTTATCTCTCTTACAAACTGGATTTTTGCGCTGAAAAACATAGCCGTTTTCAACCAATGCAGTTATATGCATGCGGACGCTAGGTGCGCTTAAATACAGCATAGTTTCATCCGATATTTCATCAGCAGTTTTATAAAACCAGCCATCTTGCACATCGTTGATAATGTTATAACCATGTAGCTCTGACTGATCTTTTTCTTCTCGCATGTAACCCTCAATATCCTTGATGCGCTCACCCCAATATAAAAACCTATCTAAAATTATGGCCTTGATAAAATCACCAGTAATGCAAACCAATTCCTCTTTAACATATACACGTTTTAATTTTTCCATATTATCCTCCCTAAAATATTCATTCAACAAAAACCTTAAAAACCTTCCCATTCCTTACTTCAAAGGCAATATGCCAATGCTCATAAATCAAAGTTGCTACTTGCGCAGAAATCACAGGCATTTTATTTTTCATGTTTCATTCCCCCGTTATTTTTTATTTTACCCTCTACGGCTTCAAATCTTTTTATTTTCGCGTTCTATGTACTGCCTTAATATAATTTATCCCTTCAAGGCCAAAATTGATTTTAAAGGCAATTCTGCCCTTCTTTTATTCCTAGATAATTATTTAGTTGTGCGCGGCTAATGTGATATGTATATTGATTACTCGTTTTAATAGCGATACCAAACGAAAATTTTTCTTGTTGTAGGCCCACGCGCACCGTTTGAGGCGATAGTTGTAATAGCTTTGCAGCCTCTTCGATACTCACTTTCATTACGCTACGCCCCCGCTAAAAAATATTTGAATGATTTGCTCCGCTGTCAATTTATACCTTTCCGCAATGCTTGCAATTTCATTTTGCTTAAACTCGCGCTTATTATTAATCTTGCAAGACAAAGCTTGTCGCTTCGTACCTATCGCCTCGGAAAGTTGCCCGACTGTGTCATTTTTTAATACCATTGTAGCTTTTAGCAGTTGTGTATTCGTCATTGTGGCTCCTCCTGTTGTGTTTTCTAGTCCTAAAGTCTCATTTATCGAACCCTATATATAATTTTATGGTCACATTGTCACGCTTGCAAGACAAAAAATAAAATTCTGACGCTTAATTTTTGGAATTTGGGGCCCAAAAATGATACAATTGTCGTATAAATTATACACACATAAAAAAAGGAGTGTTTTTTTATGCGTTTACCCTAACGGTACAGGCGGAATATCAAAATTAAGCGGAAACAGACGCAAACCGTTTCGAGCTAGAATAACAACCCATTGGGAATACGACGAAAAGACAGGAAAGGCAAAACAAAAATTTAAAGTGATTGGCTATTTCGCTACGAAAAAAGAGGCACTAATGGCATTAGCTGAATATCACAAAGACCCACGCGAAATTTTAGCGTCGGATGTAACATTCGCAGATATTTATATTAAGTGGTCAAGCGAAGCATTCGAGGAAATGTCTAAAGCTAACGTAAGCGGCCTAAAATCCGCGTTTAAACGTTGCGAATCAGTCCATAAGATGAAAATGTCAGATATCAAAAAAGCGCACTTACAGAGCATTTTAGACAGCGTAGCGCATATGTCCCCCGCTACGTCAACTAAAATAAAAACGGTTATGAAGGAAGTATTTCAATACTGTTTGGAAAATGAGATTCTAGATAAAAACCCGGCTGAATTTGTAAAAGTAAAAGCCAAAGACGCAAAGAGTGATATTCACGAACCATACACGAAAAAAGAAATTCAGTTGCTATGGGATAATCTAAATTTAGCCGTTGAAATGCCTATGAGTGGTAAATTGACTCAAACGATTTACCCGGTAGACATAATTTTAATTGCGATTTATACAGGTATGCGCCCTTCTGAGGTGTTGAACATCGAAAATAAAAACATACACCTTGAAGAAAAATATCTTGTCGGAGGGATGAAAACCGAAGCCGGAACAGATCGAATTATCCCGCTAAACGATAAAATTATTCCGCTAGTTGAAAAGAGAATGAGCGAGGGCGGGAATTTTTTAATCAAGTACAAAACGGATAACCCGCCGAAATTGCAGCAATACCGCAAATTTATGTATGATCCAATTGTAAAGGCTCTAAAAATGGAACATCTACCCCACGATTCACGGCATACGTTTATTAGCTTAATGCATGAAGTGGGGATTGATGAATTGACAGTAAAACGAATTGTGGGCCATCAAGATAAAAGCAACGTAACAAGCCGATATACTCACATTGAAATACAAAACCTAATTAATGCAGTAAATAAATTGCCAATATGACCGCGCCGCCATTTTTTGGCGGCGTTTTCTTTTGTTTCTGTTGTCATCCTTTTCAGCGTTTCGGCCAATTCTCCCACGCTCTTTTTTTCTTGCCAAATCTCGAAAATAAATTTGTCGAGCTTGTTTTTTTCGTCATACATTTTTTTATCTCCTTGATTATTATTTTGGTATAGCTTTTTAACAAAATTTGACTGTGGTCTGTTTGTGTTCTGCGCGATGTCTGCGCTTAGAAAGCTAGACAAACGCAAACCACGCCGGATACAACAAAACCCCTTGAAAACAAAGGATTTACAAGGGGCGACAGCTACATCGAAAACATGACTATTTTATTATAACAATAAAATTTTGAGAGGCTAAAAGCCTGTTATGTCAACCTTTTAACAAGCTTGTGCGGTCTGCGAGTGTTTTATTGACTTGACCTTTTACAATCGCAGACAAACATAAGCTTACTTTTCACTATTCCAATATACAATTTTCTTGACATCAAAAGCAACTACAAAAAACGTTTTTTAGCCGTTTAAGCATACGCAACAGGAGGGAAAGCACAAAACAAAATAAAGAGCAACAAGGCTAAAATTAATTTCTGCATTTTACCTTACCCCTTACATATTCCGCTACACCAGCCACAAGCCGCGCCACCGTTATATTATTTGTATCCGTCCAGCCTATGTATCGCGCTATTTCCGCGCTTGCACAACATTTATTGGCAATATATCTCACCGAGCGCATAACAGTCGAATCTGTTAATTTGAATTGTTTTTGCACGTCTTCCGGGTACGACTTAGCGATTTTATCAAATACGCCACCCTCACCGTTTAATTTTAAATATGGGTTTTCATATTTAATTAAAATTGCGTCGCGCAGGTGATAAAACCCGCGCGTTTTAGGGGTCAACCCTAAATCATATAATGCCTGTGTGATTTCATCGGATAAATTCATGGCCTACCCCTCCTTTTTACGTTTAATTATTGCGCTTGCTTGCGCGCTCGTTAAATTGCGCAAGTCTGCAATGTCATATTTGTTAAAAACTGCGTTTTTTTCGTCCTGGCTTAAAATGTTTTGTAGAAGATTTATTTGTGCAGTACTTGCTAGTTTGTCGGAGTTGGAAAATTGCGGACTATGTGCTACGGCATCGGAAAAATCATTTTCTATAATTTCATAAGCTGTAAGGTATAAATATCTGCGGCTGTATGTTTCAATCGCGCCCAGTCCTTGAATTGCGTTGCACCCTTTCAGTTCTAATTCTTTCATCGGCGAGGTAAATGTGATATTTCTATCGCTTTCGGTGTCGTAAATTGTCAAAGTGGCGTAATCGTTAGAAAAGGAAATGCAATTACATACTCCATATTGTTCCGATAGCTTATTTAACGCAGGCAAAAAATCCCCTAGCTCGTAATATCTAAACCCGGCATATTTGTTTTCGCCTGATTTTTTCAAGTCCATTTCCTGAAGCTCAACACGGATTTTTTGGATCTTTTGGAACAAATTCAGCTTGTTGTCCTCGCTCATGCCACCGCCCCCTTAAAATGTTTTTCGCAATAATCTTCTAAGCAATCCTCACAAACATAATCACCGTTTATATAATAAAATTCGTCGATATATGGGCCGTTGTCATCCACTAGCAAGATATCACCGCAAACCTTGCAGAATTCGTGTAGATATATGCTAGCGTCAAAGTTAGGACAACGAGGATTACATGGAGTTCTTCCGCATT